CCAAAAGAATAAATTATAGGAGTTCACATTGTCTTATATTGGAAAGACACCTACTGTTGGAAACTTTATTAAGCTAGATGATATTTCAACATCTAGTACGAACTCCTATACTCTACAACATAATTCAGTAAATTTTAGCCCTGAGAGTGCTAATCATATGCTGGTATCACTAAATGGTGTAATTCAAGCACCAAATACATCTTACTCTGTATCAGGCTCAACAATTACTTTTTTACCATCATCAGGAACTTTATCTTCATCAGATAGCATTGACTTCATTATGGTATATGGAAATGTACTAGACGTAGGTGTAGCTTCATCAGTTGCAGATTCATCCGTCACAAAAGGCAAATTAAATTTAATATCAGATTCATCTTCTGCTGGTCTAACAGTAAAAGGAGACGGCAGTTCAGAAAATGGAACTATACAATTAAACTGTTCTCAAAATTCTCATGGAATAAAATTATCTAGCCCAGCACATAGTTCAGGTCAATCTTATGAATTAATTTTTCCTACAGGAAACGTCACAGCAGATAAAGTTTTAAAAGTAGCTTCTGTATCAGGTTCAGGTACTACAGGAATAGGTCAATTATCTTTTGCTGATGCTGGTGGTGGAAGAAATACTCTTTTAGCAACACAAACTATAAGTAGTGGGGTATCATCTTTTGATATGACTGATGTTATGACAGATACTTATAATAATTATTTACTTGTTTTTCAAGGAATGAGAGTTTCAGTAGATGGTACAGATATTAGAGTTACATTTTTTACTGGAAGTGGTACTGGAGGTCATGTAGCTGGAGGCTCAGATTATAGATTTGCTTATTCAGAAATAAGAACCGATGGCACTATGTCTGATTCTTATGATTCAGGAACATCATTTTATAGACCAAATAAGTCTGGAATAGGAAATGGGTCAAATGAAACTGCAAATGGTCAATTACAATTTTTTGATATGAGAGGAACTAAAAAAAGACTTTTATATGGTGAAGTTCATTATACTGACGCAAATAATAATTACGTTAGTAACTGGTCAATTGGTGGTTCAGATTTTAGCGATACAGCTTGTACAGGACTTCGTTTTGAAGTTGCATCAGGAAATATAGTAGCTGGAACTTTTAAATTATATGGACAGGAATAATTATGGCAAGATTTAAATATGTTAATAATGAATTAATTGAAATAACTGGAACTGAATTAACACAGTTAGAAGCTAAAGAAAAAGCATGGAATGATGGTGCTTTTGATAGATCAATGGCTGATTTAAGACAAAAAAGAAATAGTCTATTACAAGAAACTGATTGGTGGGGTGCATCTGATAATACTATGACAGCAGAGCAAACTAAATACAGACAAGATTTAAGAGATATAACAAATGGATTAACAACTGTTGAAGAAGTTGAAGCAGTTGAGTTTCCAACAAAACCAAGTTAGGATAAAATTATGCCATTAATAAAATTAAACGCAACACAAGGACTTACAGGAACACTACCAGCAGTTAGTGGTGCGAATTTAACAGGGGTTAGTGCTGGAAAAGTTTTGCAAGTTGTGAGTACTACAAAAACAGATTCAACAAGCACTTCTTCTTCATCTTATGTTGATATTAGTGGTATGACACTTTCGATAACACCAGCATCATCTAGTAATAAAATATTTTTAATGTTTGATATTGGTACATCAAGCAGTTCAGACGGAAGAAGTGATAAAATACGATTATTAAGAGATTCTACTGCTATTGTAGACCCAGCTAATTTATTTAGAGTAACTGCAAATTCTGTGATGTATAATGCAAGTACAAATTTTCTTGATTCTCCAAACACTACATCTGCAACAACTTATAAATTACAATGGTTATCCGAAGCTGGTAGTGGGACTTGTTATTTAAATAGGAGAGGTGTTAATTCAACAGTATTTACAACATCAACAATAACAGCTATGGAAATAGAATCATGATTATAAAAGCAATACTTAAAATTAATCCTAATGCAGAAGTATCTGTAAATGGAGAAGATATTAACACTTGTGAAATTACTTGGCACAATGGTACAACACCTATTTCTAAAGCTGACATAGAAGCTAAAATGGTTGAAGTTCAAGCTGAATATGATGCTGAAGAATGGAAAAGAAATAGACAATCAGAATACCCAACACATGAAGATTGTATTCACGCACTACTAGATGGTGGCGATACACTTACTGAATTACAAGAAAAAAGACAGGCAGTTAAAACAAAATATCCTAAACCATAAGGAGTTTAGATGCAACTTTCAAAACACTTTACATTAGAGGAGATGGAAAAATCTCAAACAGCTACAAGAAAAGGTATTAAAAATAAAGCTGGTAGTGGAGAGATTAAAAACTTAGGCGATCTTTGTTATGAAGTATTAGAGCCTGTAAGAGTAAAGTTTGATAAGCCTGTAACTATTACATCAGGATATAGAAGCCCTGAATTATCAGAAGCTATTGGTAGCAAAGCAACATCACAACATTGTCTTGGGGAAGCAGTTGATATGGAAGTTATAGGAGTGTCTAATTTACAAGTAGCTTTATGGATTGAAAACAATGTAGATTTTGACCAACTCATTTTAGAATTTTATACAGGAGAAGCTAACTCAGGTTGGATTCATGTTTCATATAAAGATGGCTCTAATAGAAAACAAGTATTAACATATGATGGCAAATCATATACAAATGGATTACCTGATGCAAAATGGTCAGATGGTAAAATGCAAAACTAGGAGATAATATGCTTACAAAGAAACAAAAGAAATTACCACCAGCTTTACAAAAAGCTATTATGAGTAAAAAGAAAAAGAAAAAGAAAGCGAGAAAATAATATGGCTTATGGATATAGTATGAAACCTAAGAAGAAAAAAAAGAAAAAGAAAAAGAATAAGAAGAAGTAAATGGTTAAAGTAGCATCAATCACAGGAATTATTAAAGGTCTTAAAGCAAGACAACAAAAGACTATGAAAGCACACGCAAGACATCACTCGTTAAAGCATATGCGATCTATGGCTAATGCTATGAAAAAAGGTGCTACTTTTAAATCTGCTCATAATAAAGCTATGAGGAGTGTTGGAAAATGAAAAGACGTAAAGTTGCAAAAGATAAAAAAACAAAAATTCCTAAAAAATATTTATCAGGCCTTAAAGGTGCAAAAAGATCAAAAAGAGCAAGTCTTATCAGAGCTATGTCAGATGCTTATAAAAAAGGTCAAAGAATACCAAGATCAATGTTTGTTGCGAGGTACAAATAATGGCAGTTAGAAGAAAACCACTATCATCAAGAGTTATATCAATTTTAAGAAACAAGGCAAAAAGCAGAAAAAATATAACACTCGGAACATTAAAAAAAGTTTATAGAAGAGGACAAGGTGCTTTTTTAGGAAGTGGAAGTAGACCTAAAACTTCTATGGCCAGTTGGAGTATGGGAAGGGTCAACAGTTTTTTACGTGGCTCACGAAAACATGATCTTGATTTAAGAAGAAAAACTCGTAAAAAGAAATAATGAAAACATCAAAAGAAAAATTTGTAGAATTAGATGGTAAGATTAAATTAGTTAATCAAAAACTCGATCTCGTAATTAAAAACCATCTGCACCATATGAAACAAGATATTGACAGAATTTTATATGGACTTGGTGTTGTTGGTTTGCTTGTTCTAGGTCAACTCCTTTACATTTTAGTGAATTAATAGTAAACCCATAGTTGAACTATGGCTAATAAAAAAATCTTAATTATCAGCGATATGCATCTGCCTTATCAACATAAGGATTCCATAATATTTTTAAAAGAAATAAAAAAACAATTTAAACCTGATATGATTGTTAATATTGGAGATCTGTTAGATTTTCACGCAATATCAATGCACGAACACAATCCTGATTTGTATTCTGCTGGACACGAGTTAGATAAAGCAAAAGAATATATAAAACAATTAGAAGATATATTTCCTGAAGTTGTAGAAGTGGACTCTAATCATAGTAGTTTAGTTTATAGACGAGCCTTAAAATTTGGAATGTCAAAAGCATTTCTTAAACCATATGGAGAATTTTTAGGAACTAGAAAATGGAGATGGGTTGATGATTTAACTCTCACAATGTCAGATGGAAAAAGATGCTTTTTTACTCATGGAAGGTCAGCAGATATATTAAAGGTATCGCAAACTATGGGTATGTCGGCAGTACAAGGCCATTATCACACCAAGTTTTTGATAAGCTATTGGGCAAACCCTGATAACTTATTCTTTGCAATGAATGTTGGGTGTTTAATTAATCAGAAGTCTATGGCCTTCAACTATGCCAAGAATTTTAAAACAAGGTTTATTTTGGGTTGTGGAATTATATTAAATGGTGTACCTAGATTACTCCCTATGGTACTTAATAATAATGGAGATTGGATAAAAAAACTCGTATGAGTACTTCAAAGCTAAATAAACTTAAAAATACCCTTTTAAAGAGCCATAGAGCCACGCAGAGCAGTGATTCTGCTTTTTCAGAGCAAGTGGGAGGGGATTGGTATAAGAAGCTAAAAATCCAACCTTTAGATTATGCAATGGACAATAATCTCAATGCTTGTCAAACCAAAGTGGTAAAATACATATCTAGATATAATTTAAAGCATAAAAATATAAAAGAGCAGATCCAAGATTTAAACAAAGCTAAACACACAATTGATATGCTTATAGAAAAAATACAGGAAAAGTAATTATGTGGTTGAATTTATTATCGCTGGGTGTAAAGACAGGAGCAAAGATTTATCAAAACAAACAACGAACTAAACAGTTAATGTCAGATGCTCAAATGCACCACGCAGAGCAAATGGCGAAAGGCGAGATTGAATACAAAGCAAAAGTTATTGAAAGTAATGACAATGGTTGGAAAGACGAATTTGTCCTTGTTCTCGTATCTTTGCCTATTCTTTTATTGGGTTGGTCTGTGTTCTCTGACGATCCTGAAATACGTAATAAATTAGATTTATTTTTTGAATATTTTAAAAACCTACCATATTGGTATCAAGCAATTTTCATAGGTGTCGTTAGTGCGATTTATGGACTTAAGGGTGCTGATATTATGCGTAAGAAGTAGTAATCCTTTTTTAATAATGTTATATCTGAATGATGGTAGATGCAGTTATAACAGAATTAGAACTTCAAGTTGAGTCAAGGTATAGTCCTTATGGCCATTGGATATGTTTAAAATTTATTGATCATATTCCAACCTTTCCAAGAGTTCAAAACACAATTAGAGAAATAACTCAATATGATGATGTCAGAGTTGTTGATTATAATTACACTTATGAATTAATAAGAGAAGATACTGATATAAGTGGACTTGATATTACCAAGCATTAAGTGTGGGGATTTCTCCCCACAAATTATCACTGACTCATTGAGCTAAATTCTAAACTTTGCTTTAACTCACTTTGTAAAAGCATAATTTTAGTTTTTAATTTATCCCACTCTGTTTTTGTTTTAAGATGATTTTTTTTAGCTTGGTTTAATTCTTTAACCAAATCTCTCATCACAGAGTCAGTTGTTATAAGAGCTTTTATTTCCTCTACCGATTTTTTAACAGTGTCATTCTTATGACTTAAATAAAGACTTGCATTGTGTTCTTTAACTCTATCTTCAATATCTGTTAAGGTATCGTAGGCATCAGTAAAATCTTTTGACTTTTTATCTAAAAGAATATTTATCTTCTGCCTATCGAAAGTGAGAGCATCGATATTAGAACTAGGCATTAACCTAACTCTTGTTCGTATTGATCAGGGTTAAAATCAGTAGGACTCTCCTTTGCCCATTCAACCTCACTTTGAGGCAACTGATCATCCATTGGATCACTGGCCATTGGTGTTGCTTGTGGCATAGTTTGACCTATAGGTTTTGCAAAGTTAGTTCCTTTCTTTTGAAAAGGTTTAACCATATAGCAAGTGACCATCAATTGCATACCATTGTTATATTGATTTGCATCTCCTTGCTCTGTTTTGCTACCCCACTTCAACATATGTCCTGACCTAACATAAGCCTGAACTTCAGGTGTGTTAAGCCATTTTTGAATGTCAAAGATACCATACATTCTTTTTGTTAAGGTGCATTGGAACTGTGCCTTGTTTGACGAGGCTTGATATTCCATACTTGGTGCTTGTTTGCCTGTAGAATACATTTTTAATGTAAGTCCACAAAAAGGCATTTGTTGTTGTTGTGTCATGTTTTTCCTTATTGTTTCTGTTTTTGTTTTTCTCGTTTTTGTTTATTTATTAACTTCTTCCAATCACTTAATTGTTTAGAGTAATCATTTTCAAAGTCCAATAATTGCTTACACAATTTAAAGGCTTGTAAATAATCATTCTTAACTTTAATCTTCCTAAAGTTAATTGGAAGTCCTGCATCTTTAGGAATATTAACTAATCCTAAAAATTCTATTTTATAATCTGTGCTATCCATAATCATTTTCCGATAGGCAGATAATTGAACTACATAATTAGCATAATCAATAGTTTTTGATGTTTTAAAATCTATTAATCCTAATTTGCCATTCATTTTACAAATTAAATCAACTGTCCCACACGCATCTAACTCCTCAGAATAATATGTTTTTTCAGTTTCAATAACCTCTATTTTCATATTATCCCACCATTGAGTGAACTTGGGGAACATTGTTTTTAATGGTTCTGTGGTTGGTGCGACAGGCTTTTTTCCTGTTATATAATCTTCACAAAGAGTATGCATCATAGTTCCTATATTAGCATCCTTTATTGAAAGTTCATCAACCTTTGTTTTAAGTTTTGATATATAGGCTTCTATTTCATCAATAGGCTTACCATCATCCCTCATTTGCCATTTAAGTGCTTCTATGGGTAGTTTTTTTGCCCAACCCATAAGCCCAGCTTTGCCAAAACGAGGATCAATTATTGATGTGCATCCTGTTTTAACTTCTCCATTTACTTTGTATCTATATTTTTTTTCATATGGATTAAACTCTAAAGTGTTTCCATGTTTGTCTAGACTTGTTATTGTTGACATTTTTCCTCCTAGTTAAGTGAGTCGATTAATTGCACAATATTATATTTATAATATTTAGCGAGTGCAAATAACCTTGACCCATTGGTTTTAATACCTCTCTCAAACTTATACAAATCTTGAGTTGAGTTAAAGTATTCTTTGTTGTCTTCCACAACTGCCTCAACAGTTATGTTTCTCTCAAGCCTTATATTTTGGAACTTTCTGCCAATAATTTGATCTAATAATTTAGATTCAGGTTTTTCTAAAAAATTGACAATCATTCCTTTAAATATAAGGTCAGATTTTTTTAATCTATCCATTTTGTCCTTTCTAATGAATAACTGAATGACCTCTGTTAGTCATACAATTTTTATAGATTTTTTTATAGTTATATTCTGCTTTAGGACTTATCCATAAAGTGTAGGCTCTAACATAATAATTCCAAAAATATTTGCCACCTTCATAAAGAGTGTTTGTGTTATCTTTGGCAAGAGTCTTACAATGTTGTAAGTCATTTGTTATTTCTTTGGCCTTATCCTCATCAAATGTGCCACTTCTCCCAGCAGTATCAATCACTGGGTTATAAGCACAATTAGTCAGGAATAAAAGAAATATTAAGCAACCGATCTTTTTCATTTTTTTTCCTTTCCTTTAGTTTGCATTTGTACTCATTTAGATCATTGGCCTCTATCTTTGGCATATGGGTATAAACCTCATCAAAGTAGGGGTTACTGTCTCCAAAAGACCATTTTCTTTTTTTAGAAATTTTAGTTATAAAATCTAATCTTTTATCTTTTACACTCATATTATTACTCCGATTATAAAACCTAAAATAAAAGCTATTATAAAAATAACTATTTCTGTTCTATAATATAGGCTTTTGATTTTAAGGTCTTGTTTCCATTTTTTGTTATTAATTACAAATTTACCGAATAGAATCATTTAAACCTCTCTGTCCAGCTTTATTAAGGCCACCTAGTCTTTCAGTATAATCTACTTTTCGAGTTGTGAAACCAAAACACATACTTTCTCCAATAGGCAAAACCCATAGATGATATTGATTTGCAGTATCTACCAGCCTTTTTTCAGCTGGAAATATCTCAATGGCCTCTCTTTCTTCTCCACACAATTCGTTTTTAATTTGTTGAAAGTGTCTCCAATCTCTTATGGCTTCTTTGTTATGTGTCTTTATTGAAATATAATCACATTTACCTTTTAAAGATTTATTATGAACTAAATGATCACAATCTTTACCTCTTAATATATTGACCTGATATGTGTCGTTTACCCATATTTCTTGTTTATCTATTTCTCTTAAAAGTTTTTTTGATTGATCCCAAGTTAAAGTTTCTCCAACTTCTTTAGCCATATCAATATTTTTTTGTATTCTCTCTTTTATTGATCCAGCATAAATTTTGTCCTTAATAAACTTATCCATTTGACCTCGCTTGTTTTTCTTTTAAGAATTGCACCACATTTCCAGCCATAATGTTAGGCTGGGTTTGTCTAATTGGTTTTTTAACTTTAGGCATAAGTTTTAATTCTCCAAACCCTATAAAGTTAAACATTGGCCTGTCCTTAAAAGTTTTGGAAAACAATTTAAAAACATTTATATCTTTAGCTTTCATTATGCTCTCTCCTTAGTTAGTTAATATATTTGGATTTTTTATATAAAAGAAATTTAACCAATTACTATCAAAGCTATCAAATGTATCTTTAGAAATAATTGTTAAATGTTTGAACTCAACATTGATTGCACCATTTCTAGCAGAACATTCTACCTTGCAATATTTGTTTCCTATTTTTACAACAACACCTTTACGACCACCACAATAGTCAGGGTACTCTCTACCCATAGCACTATCTATTTTAATTAAAGAGCCAACTTTAATTAAATTATTATTTGTATCTGTTTTCACATTTACTCCTTTTTAGTTATAACGAATCATTGCTTTTTTTTAATTAATAGTCAAATCCTTAATAATCGCATAAAATGGGGCTTATTTGCCCTTAATTTAATAAATGAATAATAGTGCCATATAAGAATAATTATTTAGACTCGCCATTTGGTTGTTTACAAATATATATTGTGATTAATGAAAGAGTCGGATAAAAACTTAATTGAGGGTTATCAATTTTTTTTCTTTAGCGAATCATATAACTCTCCCTTTCTAGTTAATGGTGGTGGGTGTCCGATTTCCCACCACTTAACAATCAATTACAGGATAAATAATGAATGACAGAAGTATAAGCGAAGGTGCATCTGATTTTAATATACAAATTGGAAAAAAGGTAAAAGCAAGAAGAGAAGAATTAAATCTCACTCAAACTAAACTTGCAAAAAGTTGTGGAGTCACATTCCAACAAATTCAGAAGTATGAGAAAGGAATAAATGGTTTAACTGCTTTTAGATTAAAGCAAATTGCTAACAGATTAAAAGTTTCTGTTTTATATTTTTATTTGGATGTCTCGCCAAGTTGTATGGTCGATCCTACAATTTTTAAAAATAAAAACGCAAGTCTTGAGCCTTTATTATTAACTAAAGAAATGGAGATAACAGATGATCAAAGTTCAAGTAGATAAGGTGTGGCTTGGTAAGGTAAGTGTAAGAGATTATATTTATAAAAAAGCATTAAGACAAAAAACTTCTTTAGGTATAACTCACGGATCTGAATATATGTTTATCCCTTACGAAAAATTAAAATCTGCTAAATCATACACAGATGAGTCTTTTACAAGTAAATTTAATGGAAAAAAATATAGGCTTGTAGATTTTGATTGGAAGCCATATAAGGAAGATAACAGTAATCAGGAGAAACTTTTATGAGTGGAGAAGATTTTTTAGACTTACCAAAAACAGATGAAACTCAACAATCAACACCTGAAGAACAATATTATTCTAGATCAAAAGACCAGTGGATATATGTTTCAGATATGTCCGATATGCACGTTAGAAGAGCCTTTAAACGTTTATTAAGAATGATAAGGCTTGGGACTTTGATTGAACTTTCAGATGATAAGTCAACATTTACGAGAGCAGAGATAATTAATGAAGTAAACAGTATCTCATCGCATTGTGACAAAATTAAAAAAGTACTCGAGGATAATTAGTTATTTAGAGTTTAAGTTAAACAAAGAGTTAGCTTATGAAGACACTTTTGAAAAAGACCATATTATTAGAATTGAGTATGAAAAATATGTAAAACAAATGACCGAACTTAAAGAAGAACACTTTGAAGTTATTGATAGAAACAGGCAACGAGAATATGAGGAAATGAAAAAAAGCGAAAAGGTCAGGTTTGATAAATTAAGACAAATTGGATGCATAGCTTGTTTAAAAAAAGGAAGATACTCCGAGCCTGTTATCCATCATATAAGAAAGCACACAGGGTTTGGATTAAGGCCTCCACACTCTCAAACAATCCCACTTTGTCCACAACATCATAATATGGGCAACAATTCAGTACACTTAAATAAAAAATTGTTTAATCATCTGTATGGGACAGAAGATGAACTGTTAGAAGAAACAAACATAAAAATAAACGAACTAGAAAGGAATGAGTTATTTTATGACAAAGGAAAGGACGACAGATAAATTTCATGCATTGCAATTATTCACAGATACTTTCAGTGCAGAAACTGTACATTTAACAAATAAGGCAGTTGGCATTTATATTAGATTATTATGCTTTGCTTGGACTAAAAACACAAAACCATTCACATCCGAATCAGCTTACAGGATTTGCCAATGCATTGATGATATATGCAGAAAACAAGTGGATTACATTCTTCAAGAATTTTTTAAATGTGAGGATGAAAAGGATGCTTGGACTCATAAAAGGTTGATCAGAGAGTATGATTATTTAAAAAATAAGTACCTTAAAAAATCAATAAGTGGCAGTATTGGTGCAGAAATAAGGTGGAATAAAAGTGCTAATGGCAAAAGTATGGCTCCTAGTCCTATACCTAGTCCTACTCCTAGTAGTAATAATAAGGGTTACGATCCATCCTTTGAAAGACTATGGAGTTACTTAAATATTAAAAAAGGCTCAAAATTTAAGGCTCATCAAACTTATCAAAAAACTTGGCAATTTTTTAATATGGATTTGGAGGACATTGGAGATATTTATAATAAACAGATTGAGGGTGTTGAAAACACATTCATTCCTCATTTTAGCACTTGGTTAAATCAAAGAAGGTGGGAAATAAAGGAATCTGATCAAAAAAAACCTGATATGCCAAATTTACGAGAGAAAATGGAAAAACTAGGATATATATACAGACACTCTGAAGACCACTTTGATTATTTTAAAAAAGATGGCAAAGAGTTTAAAATTGATAGATATGACAAGGAACATATTATACAAAATGTTGAATGAAGGCTATTTTAAGAATTTTTAAATATGCAAGACGCAGAATAATTGCGTTATCTTTAGAAAATGCTAGATTAAAAGCAAGGTTAGAAATATATCAGGCCATAATAGAATCAGATGTTGAAACAAAACAATAATGAACAAAATACAATCTATAAGATATGGAAGAAGAAAAATAAAACTTAAGTTTGAAAATTTAAAAGGTTTAGATGGCTATTTCCAAACTGAAAAAAATCTGTTAGTGATACACAACAAATTAAATGGAATTGATTTATTTAACACAATTATTCACGAGTTTTTTCATATTATAATGTTTTACGAAAATATAAATGTAAATGATCGTGGAGAAGAGCCTATTGCAATTGCAGTTGGTAATGGTTACACAAAAATATTCACACAAAATCCAAAACTATTTAAAGAAATAACTAAACTAATAAAAGGATAATATGAACATTGAATTGTTAAAAATTGAGGATATTAAACCCTATCCAAATAACCCTAGAAAGTTATCTAAAAAAGCAATTGATAAAGTTGCTATGTCATTAAAAGAGTATGGTTTCCAACAACCAATTGTCGTTGATAAAGATAAAATTATTGTTGTTGGCCACACAAGGTATCAAGCATCTAAAACTTTAGGTTATAAAGAAGTGCCTGTACTTATTGCAGATAAATTAAGTCCTGAAAAAATTAATGCTTACAGAATTGCTGATAACAGAACTAATGAAGAAGCCGAGTGGGATTATGAATTACTTGAAACTGAAATAAAAGAGTTAAACGATAAAGACTTTGATTTAAACCTTACAGGGATGGATGATAACGAATTAAATAAAATATTATTTGAGGAAAAACAAGGAGAAACAGAAGATGATGCAGTACCTGAAGCACCTGAAGAGCCAATAACAAAACTTGGAGATATATGGATACTTGGAAAACATAAACTTATATGTGGGGACAGTACAAAAGAAGAAATATCTAAAAAATTATTTAATGATAATAAAGCTGATATGATATTCACTGATCCACCTTATAATGTTAATTATGGTTGGTGGACAAGAAGTGTTGATCACGATCCAAATAAAAGAAGAGATATTAAAAATGATAATATGTCTGATGACCAATTTGAGATGTTTCTTGAAAATTTTTTATTATCGGCAAAAAATATAACAAAACAAGGCTCTCCTGTTTATATATGTTTTGGAGAAAGGAACTCTTTGCAAGTTTTAAAGGCTTTCAATAAAGCTGGTTTGCACCATTCTTGTAATATTATATGGAAAAAAGACACCTTTGTTTTAGGAAGATCTGATTATCATTATATTCACGAGCCTATTTTTTATGGATGGTTTGAGGGCAGTTCTCATATATATTATGGAGATAGGAAACAATCATCTGTGTGGGAGTTTAATAGACCTAAAAGATCAGAATTGCATCCAACTATGAAGCCTGTTGAATTAGTCGTTAAGGCAGTTAAGAACAGTTCTAAAGAAGAAGATATTGTCTACGAGCCTTTTGGAGGATCAGGTAGCACAATGATTGCTTGTGAAAAATTAAACAGATCGTGTTATACAATAGAACTTGACCCTAAATTTTGTGATGTAATTGTAAAAAGATGGGAAGAGTGGACAGGAAATAAGGCAGTACTTGAAAATGGACAAAAATAAGGCAAATACAAAAGAACAGAAAAAGAACAAGGGTAGACCTAAAATAATTATAGATGTTGAAATATTAAAAAACCTAGCATCTATTGGGTGTCCTGATTATGAGATAGCAAGTGTGCTTGGAGTATCTGCAAGAACATTAAAAAGGAATTATGCCGATTTAATTGAACAATCTAAAGAGAAAGGAAAGGCATCTTTAAGAAAAAAGATGTGGGACAAAGCAATTAAAAAAGATAACACCAATATGCAAATATGGTTAAGTAAAAATTATCTAGGATTTAAAGATAGGACTCAAACAGAATCTATTATTGAGCCTTTGCCTTTAATTATAGACGCAAAAGCAGAAGAAGTGTAATAGTCACAAATGGCTAAAAAAAAAGGTAATCTATATGGAAAGGTTATTGAATACACTCGCACAGAAAATAGAACATCAATAGGAAGGCGACCTAAATTCAGTTCTATGAATAAAAACAAACGCAGATCATTTAAGAAGTATCAAGGACAAGGAAAATGAACAAGCGATCAATGTTTTATCCAAATGGAGAGTTTATTCCATATCAAATGCCACAGGATTATAGACCCTCGCAAAATAGAGGCTCATGTGGAAACTGTGGTATGTTCTCTCAAAAGCATATGTTCTGTGGAATATTTAGAACAAAAGGAGTCCGAGATACTTATGTTTGCAATAAGTGGAGACCGAGAAGAATTGCAAGATAATGGAAGAGCCTGTTCATTATTTAGTTTTACTATTGCTCTCATTTGATGGGCAAGTAATAAAAGAAGTTCTAGAATTTTCTAGACCTATGACTTTGATGGAGTGTTTAGATTTTGCTGACGCACATCGAGAGGCAATCGCTAAACATAGTTGGGATGATCCAAGAGGCCAATCATGGTATTTGAACGATGGCAGTGGTACTTTTCAGGGACATATCTGTATGCAAGACCCTGATAAATTATAGTATATAAATATATTTTAATTATGATAAAAGAATTGTATGGCAAAGTATCAGGGAAGAACTGTTAAATTAAATAAACCATCTCGAGGGGATGTTAAAAAATTTAAAGTCTTTGTTAGAGATAGATCGTCAGGAAGAATAAAAAAGGTTAACTTTGGGTCAAAAGAAATGTCTATTAAAAAACATATCCCAGCAAGAAGAAGGTCTTTTTTAGCAAGGATGGGTGGAGTCCTTAAAAAAGTGCGTGGTCAAAAATCTTTGAGTCCTGCATATTGGAGTATTAAAGCATGGAGATAAAAACTATGAATTATTATTTTACAGGAATGTTGATATTAGGATTTGTCTTTTTAGCTTTTTGTGTGAGGCCAATGTGAGTAATAAACCTTTAAATATTGGAGAAGAGGCACGAGTGCAAATGCCTATGAAAACAGTAGCATCTTTAATAGTGCTGGTGGCAATGGGTGTGTTTGCATATACAGAATTAACTGCAAGGTTAGTATCGTTAGAGACTTCACGTGAGTTGTTTGAGAATGATTTGTTAAAGAAGTCTGAACAAGTGCCAACCGATCAGGAGCAACATTTTTTAATTGAAGATTTATACAAGTCTGTTGAAAAAATGGAAGAGACTCAAGAAATGAATATGACAAACAAAGTTAATATTGAATTTTTAAGAGATCAATTAGACAAAGCACTTGCTGATATTGAAGATTTAAAAGATAAGGTCAGAGCTAACGGAAATGGAGCTCACTAATGGAGTTAATTATTGCACTACTTATGATTGTGAATGGAGAGATCAAGGAACATAGAATACAAATTGATCCTGAGTCAGGTAAACCCTCAATGTCAATGTGCCTTAAAGGAAAACGTGTTGCAATGAGAACAAATAAAAATAATAATGTCGTTTACCAGTGCATAAAGTCGATGGCCGAGCTTGAGTCAAACGTCGACGGATCTAAATCAATTAAAAAACTTATACTAGAATGAACAAAGTAGATGTAATAAAAGTATTAGCAGAAGATAAAACATTTGAAAATGAAATAAGAGACAAAGGTGAAAACGATTTAGAAGTCCAAATAAAAATATTAAAAAAAGAAATTGACACTTTAAAAGCAATAATAAATCTTAAAGAAATAGAATTAACTGCTAAAGACGATAAAATTAAACAATTAAAAGAGGAAGCAAAGGAAATGTTATTATATCCTTAATTATGGTGGCCTATGAATTTTGTATTGACGATGATAATGTGCAGTGCTGTCGCTGGTCAGTGTATGCCTCCCTTTAAAATTGATAAGGTTTTTAAAGATGAATATGATTGTATGGTTGAAGGCTATGCAATGGCTTTAGAAAAAACTATTGAAATTGGTCGAGAAGATATTAATAACAATAAGATCTATATAAAATTTGGATGTAATGAAGATCAATCTCACAAAACCTCAATATCAAGTAAGTCAATCAAATAAAAGATTCAGGGTTTTAGTATCAGGCAGAAGATTTGGTAAAACATATCTTTGTATTACTGAAATGATGAAATATGCAACAAAGGTTAAAAAGAATATATGGTATGTTGCACCAACCTTTAAGATGGCTCGTGAGATTGTTTGGGTCAAATTAAAAAATATGTTATCTGATTTTAATTGGATTGACACTATTAACGAGACAAACCTTTCAATCACAATAAGAAAAACAGGAAGTACTATAACATTAAAGGGATGTGAAAACTATGACTCATTGAGGGGAGTTGGAATAGATTTTTTAATACTTGATGAATTTGCTGACATTGATGAAAAGGCTTGGACAGAGGTCTTGAGAGCCTCTGTATCTGACACAGAAGGGGATGTTCTTATGTGTGGGTCTCCAAAGGGGTTTGGTAATTGGTCGTACAGAATGTATTTAAAAGGACAACAAAAAGATAAGGAGTGGGATAGCTTTCAATTCACAACCTTGCAAGGAGGAATGGTTAGTGCAGAAGAAATTGAACAGGCCAAACAAGATATTGATATTAGAACATTTAGACAAGAGTTTGAGGGTACATTTGAAAATTATGCTGGTGCTGTTTATTATAACTTTCATGCTGTTGAAAACGTTAAAGAGAAAAAATTAGATTTATCTAAACCTTTGCATATTGGTCTTGATTTTAACGTTGATCCAATGAGTGCCTGTGTTTCACAAATAGATAAGGATATAATACATTTTGTTGATGAAATTGTTATTTATGGAAGTAATACAGATGAAATGGTGCAAGAAATAAGAGACAGATATGGAAGCAAAGCTAAAATATTTATTTATCCTGATCCAGCTTGTAGACAAAGAAAAACAAGTGCTGGTGGAAGAACTGACTTAACAATATTGCAGAATGCTGGGTTTACAGTTAAATGCAAATTTAAACATAGTCCAATAAGGGACAGAGTAAATTCTGTTAACTCAAGACTTAAGTCAGCAGATGGTAGAAGGTTTATTTTTGTGTCGCCATCTTGCAAAATTATGATAAAAGGGTTACAAAGACAAATATACAAGGAAAACACAAATATTCCTGACAAGGAAGAAGGCTACGATCATATGAACGATGCGATTGGATACTTAACAGAAATAGTTAAACCTTTAATCACACAAAACCTTTCATATAAGCCTCAACGATGGAATATAAAACAAAGGTAGTATGGCATACTCTAGAAATCAAGCATTAGACACTCATAAAGATTACCAAGAAAATATTACAAATTGGGAATATTATATTAGATCGTATAATGGTGGTTATGATTATATGGTGGGTCAATACTTGAACAGATATAATTTAGAACTTGATAATGAGTTTAATCAAAGACTTGCAAACACTCCTTGCGATAATCATTGTAAAAATATTATTCAAATTTATTCATCATTTTTATTTAGAGTTAAAGCAAGTAGAGACTTTGGAACGATGGCAGATGAATCAAGTTTAGAATTTTTTTTAAAAGATGCAGATTTGGATGGTAATAATTTTTCAACTGTAATGAAACAAGCACAAAACTATGCCTCAATTTATGGGCATTCAATGTTAATATTAGACAAACCAAAAATACAAACAACAACAAAGGCAGAAGAAATCAATCAAGAAATAAGACCTTACTTATCAATAATAACTCCTGAAAATATATTAGATTGGAATTTTAAAAGACAATTAAATGGTAAATATGTTTTAGATTATTTAAAGATTAGAGAAGAGGTTGATAAGGATGGTGGGACTTATATCAGAATGTGGTATGAGGATAGAGTCGACACAGTATATGTTGAAGATGGAGGCAAAGACCCACAATTGATAGATACTGCCGAGAATCAGATTGGCAAAATACCAGCAGTTATTTTATACAATGCAAAGTCCCATAAACGAGGCATTGGTCAATCTGACCTAACTGACATTGCTGATTTACAAAAAGCTATCTACAATGAATTTTCAGAAATAGAACAATTAATACGATTAACAAATCATCCATCATTAGTTAAAACAGGAGGAGTCAATGCAAGTGCTGGAGCTGGTGCAGTTATTGAGATGCCTGAAGAGATGGACTCAAATTTAAAACCATATTTATTACAACCATCAGGTCAAAACCTTGTTGCAATTATGGACTCAATAAATAATAAAGTTGAGTCAATTAACAGGATTGCACACACAGGAGCTGTCAGAACAACCAAAACACAAATAACATCAGGGGTTGCTCTGCAAACAGAGTTTGAATTATTAAATGCAAGATTATCAGAGAAAGCAGATAACTTACAATTAGCTGAAGAACAAATATTTAAATGTTATGCAGAATATCAAAATGCAAATTTTGATGGAGAAATAAATTATCCTGATAGTTTTAATATTAGAGATTATGCAAGTGATTTAGTTTTTTATCAACAAGCAAAATCAATAAGTGTTCCATCTGTTACTTTGAATAAAGAAATAGATAAAGAGATTGCAAGAGCAGTTGTTGATGACGATGAAAAATTAGGTTTAATATTTGATGAGATAGATGCAAATAAAGAAGTAGGACAGTTCACACAAGAAGAGCCTCAAGAAGAAGATCAAGAAGTAGAGGAAGAGGAAGTTTAATGAATGTCAGATATAGTTCAAGATTTTTCAGAATATAGAATTAGATCTATTGAAATAGCAGAAGCTAAATATTACGAATCATTAATAAGAGTTTTAGATAATATAGAAAAGCAAGTTACATCTCTTGCTGGAAGATCACTACCAATAAACGACAGAGGACAATTATTTGATTTAAAAATTGCAGTGGCCATGCAACCAAAAATCAGAGCAATATTAGAAAAAGAATATTTAGCTTGGGCAGATAATGTTGTTAGAGAGGGATATAACAAACAAGCTAAAAGGGTTGAGAAAGCATTTAGAACTATAGGCAATATTCCTGTTGAATTTCAACAATTAACAAATGCTGATTTAACACTTATAACAAATTTAAAAAGACAATCATTTACTCAATTTAAAGATGTATCAAACACATTTACAAGAAAATTATCAGAGAAAATATATCAATCCACTTTGACAAGTGTTGAATTTGTGGAGTTAGAAGATGATTTAAGAAAAACAATCAATGGTATCTATGCATCATCAAAGGATGAGGATATAAACAGGCTTGTTAAAAGTATTAAAAGAGATGAGGTGAGATTAAGAAAATTAAGAAGGAACTCAATAAAGGCAAAACAAATAAGGCAGAAATTAGACCTTAATGTTCAAACCTTACAATCAAAGTTTGCGTCAGATCGTAATGGAGAGAATATGAAAAGGTATGCTGGGCAAATATTAAACGATGGATTAAGAGAATTTGATGCACAACTTAACCTTGCAAAGTCCATAGATGCTGGGTTGACGTATGTCAAATATCAAGGGTCAAACATCCCTACAACGAGAGAACATTGTAGGCTTGTAAGAAATGGCTCTTATGATAAAAGAAAAGGTGGACTATTCACAATTGATGAAGTGATTAATCTTTGGAAGAGTAGAGGATGGAAAGGCAAGAAGTCAGGAAGTCCTTTTATTGTTCGAGGAGGATATAATTGTCGTCATCAATGGTCATTTGTCAATCCTGATTGGTATGACAAAGACGGACAACTAATAATATAAAGGAGAATGTATGTCAGAAGAAACAACACAAGCAGTTGAGCCTAAAGTGGAAACTGCTGAAACGCAAGAAACAACACAAACAGAAAATAAAACTTTTAATCAAGATCAAGTTAACAATATTATATCTCAAAGATTAGAAGCAGAAAAAAAGAAATATGAAAGTCAATTAGCTGAGATAAAGAAAAAAGAGGAGGAGGCCTTAAAAGAAAAAGAATTGAAAGAGGCCAAATCTAAACAAGAAATAGAAAAGCTAATGCAACAAAGAATTGCTGAAAAAGAATCAGAAATCCTAAAATATAAAACAGAAATAAAAAAAGAAAGGGTTGATAATTCAGTATTGTCTGTTGCATCAAAGATGAATGCAGTAAACCCACAACAAGTTGTTGATTTACTTAAATCTGAAATTAAACTTAACGATGATAATCGCACAGAGGTACTAGACAAAAACTCTAATATTCGTTATAACGAAAGAGGAGAACTACTTACGATTGAAGAAAGAGTTAAGGAGTTTTTAGATGCTAACCCACATTTCTCGCAAGGGTCGAAGTCTGGAGTAGGGAGTCAGAGTAGCATCGAGGGGAAAACTGTAAAACCTTTTAATATTCAGGACTTAGACATGAGCAAGGCAGAAGATCGTCAGAAATATGCAGAGTATCGCAAAAAAAGAGATTCAAGTCCTGTTCAAATAAATTTAAACAATAAATAATAAAGGACAAATAAAATGGCAAACGAAAGCACAAGTTCTACACTCTCGGAACTCTATACTGAGATTGTAGCAGAAGCATTATTCGTAGCATCAGAGCAATCAACAATGAGACCTCTAGTACGAAACTATGCAATAACTGGTGGTGGAAAGTCAGTTGAAGTTCCAATCTACTCGGCAGTTTCTGCTGGAGCAGTAAGTGAAGCAACTGATTTATCTAACACTGCAATCAACCCATCTTCTGTGACTATCACAGCAAGTGAAGTTGGTATTATGACAACTCTAACTGATTTAGCAAGAAACTCAGCACCAAGAAACGTTGCTGGAGATATTGGTAGATTGTTTGGAGAAGCGATAGCAAAAAAAATTGACACAGATTTAACTGCGTTATTCGATGGTTTCTCTCAAGAAGTTGGAGATGGAACTGCAGTTTTAAGTTCTGCTAATGTATTTAATGCAGTAGCAATCTTAAGAAAAAATGCAGTACCTATGTCAGATTTAGCTGGTGTATTTCATCCATTAAATGCGTTTGACCTAAAAAGTGGGTTAACTAACACATTTGTTGGTAGAGATACTGAAAAATCTAACGAGGCTTTAAACACAGGCTTTGTTGGAAACGTAGCTGGTGTTCCAATTTTTGAAACATCAAACCTAGCTGATAGTTCAGGTAATAATCCAGGTACAACAGGAGATTACAAAGGTGCAATCTTCCATAGAGATGCTTTAGCACTCGCTATGATGCAAGACCTAAAAATCGAAACTCAAAGAGATGCGTCTTTAAGAGCTGACGAAATTGTGGCTTCTGCAGTATATGGAGTTGGAGAACTTAACGATACTTATGGTGTTGAATTAAACGTAGATTCATCAATCCAATAATCGTACTTTTATCAGGGAGAGAAATCTCCCTGATAATTATAAGGAGAATTTTATGATAAAATTAACAAATGGAACAAAAACCATAACAAGATCAAAAGAGCAATATGAAGCAAACCTTAATCATTTTAAAATGAGAGGATATACTCCTGTTGATTCTGTGAAAAAAGAAATAAAAAAAACGACAGTAAAAGATATTTCTGATAAAGTGGTTGAATTAAAACCAAAAAAGAAAAAAACAAGGAAAAAGAAATGAACAAAATTATAATGATGAAAGCAAAGAAATGGTCAAAGTGGGCATGGGTTAAAGCAAAAAATAATCCAATGTACTCAATACCTTTAGTTTTAATTATTGCATATTTAATTTGGAAGTAGTTTATGGCTAATTACACAGGAGCAAACGTTATAACAACTGCTGATGTTTTAAAATATCAGCCTGATGCTTTTGATTTTGGTATCTCAACAACTGCAACAGAAACAACAAATTTTTTAGCACAAACAACAAATGATATTTTAAGAGAACTTAGAATAAGATGGTGGCCTGTTTATAAAACAAATGTTTACACTGATATAACAGTTCTTAACACTGCAGAGATGGAAAATACTAAAGTTAATTTAGATCAATTTGAAAGAGCTGGTGTTTATTTATTTTTATCAAGATTTTATTTACCAGCATTAACTAAATTTAGACCTGAAGCTGACAAGGATAGATTCGAGAGAATGATTGAGTTTTATAATTCACAATATAACAAAGAAATGCAATCAATTTTAGAAGATGGTGTTGAATACGACACAGATGCAAATCAAACAATAGCAGTGAATGAAAGAGAGCCTTTGCATGGCTACAGAAGATTAAACAGATAATGTTAAGTGGAAGAGTCACATCTAATCTGCCAATCGTAAGAAAACGATTTAATAAATTTTTTAAAAGGTTTCCAAATATTGTCACAAAGGGTTTAGAACAAGCTGGAGTACAATTAAAAGAAATAATTATCACAAGAACTGACAAAGGTTTAGATTTTAATAAAAGAAAATTTGTTCCTTACAGTCCTCAATATGCTGAAGAGAAAGGTAAGACAGTTGTTAATCTTCAAGACACAAACAGAATGCTACAATCAATTGACTCAAAAATAAGAAATAAAAATAAAGCACAAGTATTTTTCAGAAGTCAAACAGAGGCAAAAAAAGCATTGTGGCATAATGAAGGCGAAGGTAAACTTCCTGTTAGAAAATTCTTTGCATATAACTTAAAAACAGAAAAATTAATAAAAAGAACATTTGAACAATTTATGAAAAAAGAAATTAAAAGGATGAAGATATGAGTAAACGAGAAGATATAGCAAGTCATATTACAACCACAATTACTAATATATCAAGTCCAGCAGTGAGAAAGGTAACACGTCAACCTTTTAATTTAGAGGAATTAGCTCAATCACAATATCCAGCAGTTTTAGTACAAACCCAAGAGGAAACAAAAGAGGACTCCGAACTTGGAAGTGGTGCAAAAACTAGAATAAATAATTTAGAATTTTTAATAACAGGATATGTGAAAGGTAGTGAAGATAATATAGATACTGCAAGAAATAATTTAGCAAGTGCCATTGAAACAGCTCTTGAAACTGATATAACTAGAAACAACAAAGCATTAGACACAGAGGTTATATCTTTAGAAACTGATGCTGGTACACTCTTTCCATATGGTGCTATCAGTATGGTAGTCAGAGTTATTTATGAACACGATAGTGCAACCCCATAGGATAAATGATGGCTGATAAAAATTTAGATAAGATAGATAAAAAATTAGATAAAATTGAAGAGTTGACTCAAGATATTAGAGAACTTGTCGATAACCACAGAGAATATGATGAAGACAATGTGGTTGATGATGAAGAAGATAATGATTGGGAAGATGAAGATATTGACGAGAACGAGGAATAATAGTAAAAGGATTTATGGCAAAAGATATAAAATTATACAAAGATGGTCACGAAGTAATTATCAACGAAACACAGCTTGATAATTTTTTAGAACTTGGCTATAAACGAGAAAAAGAAAATAAACCACAACCAAAGAAGGATAGCAAATGGCAACACATCACGGAAAAGAAGGTGTAGTTAAAGCTGGTGGAACTGCGATAGGCGAACTATCTGGATTCACACTTGAAACTACTGCTGATGTTGTAGAAGATACAGAATTATCTGATGCAACAAAATCATTCGTAGCTGGGAGAACTTCATTTAGTGGATCATTAGACATGAACTACGATGAAACTGACTCCCCACAACAAACTTTAACAGTTGGAAGTTCTATTGCTTTTATCTTATTACCTGAAGGAGACACGTCAGGAGATGAAAGTTTTAGTGGATCAGGAATTGTTACAGGAATGTCAGTTACAAATGGAATGGATGCAGTAGTTACTAGATCAGTTACATTTCAAGGCACAGGAGCATTAACTCGAGGTACTGTCTAATAAGACTTTATGAAGTTAATAGACTCTGCAAAATCTCATTTTGAATCTTTAGGTGTTCAACATTTAGAGGTGGAGGAATGGAAAGACGAGGCTGGAAATCCTAGTGTTATTTATTGGAATCCTATAACCCTATCTGAAAAAAATAAACTTTTTAAAAAGTCAGATAATCTTAATGATGTAAGTATTCTTGCTGATATTCTAGTTATGAAAGGACTAGATAAAGATGGCAATAAATTATTTACTTTAGAAGATAAATTAGCTTTGATGCACAAAGTAGATTCTGATGTCCTTTCAAGGATAGCAACCGAGATGGTAAAAGCTATCAATCCTGAAGAAGTAAAAAAAAACTAAAATCTGATCCTGAATTTAAAAATTGTTTTATTGTAGCTGATAGGTTAAAAATATCTTTACAAGATGTTTTACAAATGGAAATATGGGAATATAACCATTGGTTAGGCTATCTTTTATTAGAACAAGAAGAGCAACAACAAGCTATGAATAAATCAAGGCACAGATAATGGCACAGAATTTAGTACTTAATATATTAGCAAAGGATAAAACTAAACAAGCCTTTGCTGGTGTTAGAGCTGGACTTACAAATTTAAGAAGTGCAGTATTTTCTGTTCAATCAGCCATCATTGGAATTGGTGGTGGACTTGCAATTAAATCAATATTGAATGTTGGATCAACTGTAGAGCAATTAAGATTAAGATTTGCTTTTTTATTTAAAGGAGTCCAAGAGGGAGACAAGGCCTTTCAAGGATTAATAGACTTTGCATCTAAAGTTCCTTTCTCTTTGGAAGAAATACAAGCTGGTGCTGGAAACTTAGCAGTTGTCACAAAAAATGCAGAAGAGTTAAAAGAAATATTAGAATTAACAGGAAACGTGGCATCTGTAACAGGACTTGATTTTAGAACTACTGCTGAACAAATACAAAGGTCATTCTCTTCAGGTATTGGATCAGCTGACTTATTTAGAGAAAGAGGTGTTCGAGCCTTATTAGGATTTAAAGCTGGTGCAACAGTGACAGTAGAAGAAACTAAAAAAAGATTCAGAGAATTGTTTGGTAAAGGTGGAGAATTTGAAAAAGCAACAGAAGTGTTATCAACAACACTTGCTGGAACATTGTCAATGCTTTCTGATAAATTATTTAAGTTTAGATTAGAAACAGCTCAAGCTGGGTTTTTTGATTTTGTTAAACAAGGTTTAGTTGAGGTTAATAAATTAATAGAGGATAACTCTGAAGTTTTAGCATCTGTTGGAAAAAGTTTAAGTGATGGACTTATAAAAGCAACTAAAGAGATAATAATTGGATCAGCAGTTATTATACAAGCTATTAAGCCTGTTTTTTCATTTGTTTTTAGTTCAATTGGAAACTTATTTGATTTTCTACAAACACTACCTGAAACTATAAGAACTTTTGGAATAATTGGTTTTTTAATGTTGGGAGGAAAAGGTAAATTATTAGTCTTAGCAATTGGTGGATTTTTAGATGAGATAAGATTTAAGCTAGGAGAATTTTTACAACAATTTGCAGAATTTAATCAAAAAATATTAGAGACAAGAAGAAGTTTAAAACTTGTAAGCAAGGAAGGTTTTGAAAAAATACAAAAACAAAATGAAGATTTATTAGCAATTTCTGAAAGACTTAGAAAACCAATATCAGATTTGAAAAAAGAATTAGAAAACACTGCAGATGCAACAAATGTTAATATTGGTAATTTAAGAAAGTTTTTAGACACTTTAGAAGCAAAAGCATTAATTTCAAAAAAACAAGTTGAGGAACTCCTTAATAAGCTAAAAGGTTCAACTGAAGAAACTAAAAATTTAGGTGTAGAATTAACAAAAATTGGTGAGGGTGTTCTTGATATTATTAAAAAAGATTTTGAAAATATAAACCAAACTATTGCAAAAGGAATAGTTGGAGGAATAAAAAGTCTCTCAAAAGGAATTGCAGAGTCAATTGTTTTAGGTAAAGATTTAGAAAACACTATGAAACAAATTGCACAAAGAATATTAATAGAAGTGTTAGCAACTTTTATTCAGTTTATTATTCAGCAAAAAATATTAAATAAATTTAAAAAAGATGAATTGACAACCAACCATAACATTGAAAGATCATTAAAAAGACAGATTGCACTTCAAGCAGTTTTAATGGCTATGGGTGGAGGTGGAGGAGGTGGACTTCCTTTCTTTCATAAGGGTGGTGCAGTATCAAAAGGTCAACCAGTTATTGTTGGAGAAAAAGGGCCAGAATTGTTTGTACCAAACCAAACAGGACAAATAACTCAAAATGCAAGAGGAACTTCAGGAGGATCAACTACAGTTAACTTTAATATAACAACAGTTGATGCAAGAGGTTTTGATGAATTATTAGTTGCAAGAAGAGGAACAATATCTAGAATAATAAACGAGTCAGTAAATGAAAGAGGTAGGGAGGCTTTAATTTAATGTCAGGTGCATTCCCAATAAGTAATTCTAAATTTCAAGTAGCATCAATTAAAACTATACAAAAAACTTTAATATCTAAATCAATTAATGGAAAAAAGTTATCACGACAAATTGATGGTCAAAAATTTGGTTTCACTGCAAATATAATAACTGGAAAAAGATCAGATATTTATGGAGAACTTATGTCTTTTATTATTAAACAAAGATCAGGAAAGGAAAACTTTACAATAGTTCCACCTGAAATTTCATCTACACGAGGAACAGAAACAGGAACTTTATTAGTTAATGGAGTTCACACAGCTGGGGACACAACAATCGACATTGATGGACATTCTTCAAATGCGTCAGGTGTTTTAAAAGCTGGAGATGTGATTAAATTTGCTAGTCACGACAAAGTTTATATGATTGTTTCAGATGTGACGAGTTCATCAAATGAAAGTACAATAACTATCGAGCCACCATTAAGAAATGCTTTAGCAAATAACGAAGCAATAACTTATAACAATGTGCCATTCACAGTTTATCTTTTAAATGATATGCAAGAATTTGGACAAGTAGGTGCTGATAAAGATGGAAATATTTTATATAAATTTGAATTGGATGTTGAAGAAGCATTATAATGGCTAAATACCTGATTAAGCATTGGATTAATGCTGATTTTATAGTAGAAAAAGTGGTTGATGAATCTGAAATTAATATTGTTAAAAATGATTTAAAGCAATATAAAACTCCTGATAGCAGTTTCAGTTATGTTATGATAAAAGGAAGTGAGAAAATAAACAGAACAACTTACGAAAAATATGACGAGAGCCTTAACAACAGCACTAAAAAACCAACTAGCGACTAATATATTAAGGCCTGTTCATCTTATAACGTTTGGTTTTTCATCTCCTCAAAATATAACAGATTGTTCGTTTGAATTGACAAGCTCAATATCAGGAAGTTCCACAACTTACACTCCAACTGCTTTTTTACAAAATGTCTCTCAATTCACAGAAGAAGTAGGAATAACAAGGTCTTCTTTAAGGTTAGGAATATCAGGAGTTAATCAAACATTTATATCAATAACTTTAGCTGAAAATGTTGTGAATGATCCTGTTAAAATTTTCAGAGGGATGTTAAGTGATAGCAACACTTTAATTGCAGACCCTTTTTTATTATATGATGGTCAAATTGATAAATACGAGATTACTGAATCAGATAAAGAAACAGATATTATTTACACAATTGTGTCTCATTGGGCAGATTTTGATAAAAAGTCAGGTAGAAAAACAAATCCTAACTCTCAACAAAAATTTTTTTCAACAGATAAAGGGATGGAATTTTCAGCTTTAACTGTTCAAGATATAAAATGGGGTAGAGAATAATGCAAATAAGACAATGGCAAAGAAAAGATTTTCCACAAATGATAGAACTTGGAGATAAGATGCACAAAGAAGGTGCTTATCAAAATCTATCTTACAGCAGAGAAAAGTTAAAAAGATTTGCAGATGTTCTAATTGATAAACCAGAAAAAGCTATGGGCTTTGTTGCAGTAGAAGATGATTTAGTAATTGGAATGATGATTGTTCATTTAAGTAAATATTTTTTTGGAGATGATTTATTTTGTTTTGATTTATTGTTATATGTTACTCCTGAAAAAAGAAAAAGTATTAGAGTTCCTATTAGACTTATTAATGCTTCAACAGATTGGGCAAGAGAAAAAGGTTGTAAAGAATTCAGACCTGGATCTAGTGTAGGAATTAAATCAGCTAAAGTAGAAAAACTTTATAATTTCTTAAAATTCGAAACAATAGGAAATGTATTTACAAAAAGGTTATAATTATGTGTCCAAATCCCCTTGATTTAATTGATGATGCCATAGACTTTGTGATGGACATTGTTGAAAAGGTTATCGGTTGGTTAATTGATATACCAGATATTCCTGACTTTGGAGATGATGAGTTTGACCAATCTGAAAAAGGAATATTAGTTAACAAACAATCAAATGATGCATCTATACCAATAGTTTATGGAGAAAGACTGGTTGGAGGAACAAGAGTCTTTATAGAAACTTCAGGAACAGATAACAGATATTTATATGTTGCTTTAGTAATGTCAGAAGGAGAAATAAATGCAATAAGCGAAATTAGAGTCGATGATAAAGTAGTGACATTTTCAGGAGCTATGGCTGATAATACTCAAAGAACTGTGGCCTCAAGTGATACTAATTTTTTTAAAGCAGATCCAAATGACGAAAATTCTAGTGCAGAATCATTAATAACAATTGAGCCTCATTTTGGTACTGATGGACAATCTGCATCAAGTTTATTATCAACATTATCAAGCTGGACATCAAATCATAAATTATCAGGACTTTCTTATTTAGCTTTAAGATTTACTTGGAATCAAGATGCATTCTCTTCAATTCCAAAAGTACAAGCAAAAGTTCAAGGAAAAAAAATAGTTACTTTAGATGCAAGTTTAAATGAATCTTCTCCGACATATTCAACCAATCCAGCGTTTTGTATTTTAGATTATTTAAGAAATGAAAGGTATGGAAAAGGTATAGCAACTGCTGATATTGATTTGCAAAGTTTCAGAGACGCATCACAAGTTTGTATAACTCAAGTCACACCTTATTCAGGAGGAAGTGATATAAATATATTTGACACAAATGCAGTGCTTGATACATCAAAAAAGGTAATAGATAATATTAGAGAATTAATACAAGGATGCAGAGGTTTTTTACCTTACACTGCTGGAAAATATAAATTAATTATTGAAACAACAGGGTCAGCATCAATATCTTTAACTGAAGATGATATATTTGGTGGAATAAAATTAGAAAGTGAAAATAAAAATAACAAATATAACAGAGTGATAGCAAGTTTTGTGAACCCTGATCGTAACTTTCAAGTCGATCAAGTTCAATATCCAGCAATTGATGACAGTGGATATGCCACTGCTGATAAACACGCAACAATGAAAACAGAGGATGGAGGTTTTTTATTAGAGGGAAGATTTGATTTTAAAACTTTAACCTCACCTTATCAAGCAGAGGAAATGGCAGAAATTATATTAAGAAGATCAAGACAAGCTAAAAAATTAACTTTAAATGCAAGTGCCAAAGCCTACGATTTATCTATAGGAGATATTGTGAATATAACTCACAGTACTTTAGGGTTTTCTGCAAAAGCATTTAGAGTTTTAGGAGCAACTTTTAATCAAGATTTTACAATGGGGTTATCTTTAATAGAACATCAAGATAATATATATTCATGGGCATCTAAAACAGTTCAACCTTCAATTCCAACAACTAATTTACCTAATCCTTTTTCTATTTCTCCACCAGCAAGTGTTACTTTAGACGATGATCTTATTGAATATTCAGATGGAACTGTCTTAACAAGATTGTTAATAACTGTGGGTGCATCTCCTGACAGATTTGTTGAGGGTTATGAAGTGCAAGTAAAACAAACTTTAGACAAAGATGGAAATGCAGTGACTAAAGATTTTGTTTTAGTTGGAGAAGGAAAAACAAGAGATTATCAAGTGTTAAATGTAATTGATGGTGCAACTTATCAAGTTAGAGTAAGGGCAAAAAATGCTCTTAATGTTAGATCAACTTTTGTTTCTGCTACTAGATTTGTAGTTGGTGCAACAGACACTCCTTCAGATGTTTCTGATTTTAATATTTCTATGGTTGGTTCAAACCAAATGCAACTATCATGGACTCCTGTTTCTGATTTAGATATTGAGTTTTATGAAATAAGATACTCAATGGGATCAGGGTCAACTGCTTGGTTTAATACAACTAATCTGGTTCAAGTCCCAAGAAGAAAATCTAACAGTGTCACAATCAATGCAATAAAACCACCTTATAGTTTGTATATAAAAGCAGTAGATAAATTAGGAAATGAATCTGCTAATCCTGCAATTATAAATTCTAATGTTTCTGCTTTGCAATCATTTAAGGACATATCAACTGCAAATGAAGAAACTGCCTTTGCTGGAACTTTTACAAACACTTTTAAAACAGAAGATAGCAATGGAACACCAGCAATAACATTAGATACATTAACTTTATTTGATGCAAGGTCAGGAGATTTTGATGATGCAGACACAAGTGGTTTTTTATTTGATACAGGAGGACTTGCAAATAATATAACAGGATCAGGAAATTATCTGTTTGACAACACTTTTTCTTTGGATGCAATTTATGATGCAACCTTTCAAATACAAATAACTATGGAGTCAGGAGACCCATACGATTTATTTGATTCAGGAAGAGGTGCTTCTTTATTCGATAATGCAAAAGCACCTTTTGATGGAAACGCACCAACTAATAATTCTGCAATAATTCAAATAGGTGCAGATGACACAAGTTTGGCCAATATAACTAGCTTTTCTACAATATCACAACAAGGAACTTTTAAAGGAAGATTTTTTAAATTTAGAACAGTTTTAACATCATCAAATAATAATGCTAGACCTATAATAACAGGATTACAGGCAAAATTAGTGTTAGAAAAAAGATCAGAGACAGGAGATGATGTGGCTTCAGGAACATCAACAAAATCAATATCATACACAAATGCATTTTTTCAAACACCAAATATTACAGTCACAGGACAAGATTTATCTTCAGGAGACTTCTTTGTGATAAGCAACAAATCAAAAACAGGGTTTGACATTGTATTTAAAAATAGTAGTAATAGTATTATTAACAAGACTTTTGATTATCAGGCTCAAGGAGTGGGCTTGAAAATTTAATCAAATAGGAGTATAAAGAATTATGTCACAAGTTTCAGATGTCACTTTAGCAAATCAATCCTTTGGTTCGTTTCGTAGCGAATTAAATGGCATTTTAGGTGCTTTAAACACTATGCACATAGGAAGTTCAGCACCATCATCTGTTGCAACAGGAACTATGTGGGTAGATAATGGCACATCAGGAGTTTTAAAAGTTAAAATTAACGATGGATCAGATAATATTGAGTTATTTCAAGTTAATATTTCATCAAATGCAATCACTAGCACAATGTCGGTAACAGGAACAATATCTGAAACTGATCCAAATGCACTGCCACTAGCGATAGCTTTAGGATAAGGAGAATAAATGGCAAATACTTTTAAAGTTAAAACAAATGGTGCGATGCCATCTTCGGCTGGGTCTCCACTTACACTTTACACAGTTCCAAATGCTACAACAACAGTAGTCATTGGATTAGTTCTTTGTAATATTCACACAACATCTGTAACTGCTTCTGTTCAATTAGTATCAGACACTTCAGATACAGAAACAAACGAAACAGTATTATTAGCTTCTGATGTAACAATTCCAAAGGGTTCGAGTTTGGAATTATTGACAGGGGGCAAGGTTGTTGTTCAGGCAACTGATATTATAAAAATAGATTGTTCAGTATCAGCTAAAATAGATGCAACATTATCAATATTAGAAATTACATAGGAGTTTAAATGGCTTACATTGGACTTCCACCAAAAGCAAATTTCACAAGT